AAGTTCGGAGTCAAACAAGACGACACCAGACACTTCTATCCCTACTATGACACTGAGGGAACCCTATCTTCTTATAAGACGAGGCAGGTAGCAGATAAAAAATTCTCAATCACTGGAGATTTTAGTAAATCTGGCCTCTTTGGACAACATTTGTTTCACTCTGGTGGCAAGTACATCACAATCTACGAAGGAGAACTAGACGCTCTAGCAGGCTTTCAACTTACGGGGTCTCAATGGCCCTCAGTGAGCATCAGGAATGGCGCTCAGGCTGCATTAAAGGACTGCAAGGCACACTTTGAGTGGTTGAACACCTTTGAGACTGTGGTCATCTGCTTTGATGCTGATGAGCCAGGAAAGAAAGCAGCACGGGAAGTTGCAGAATTGTTTGGCACTAAAGCCAAGATCGTTAAACACTTGACAGGATACAAAGATGCGTGTGATTACTTGGTTGCTGGGGCAGGGAAGGAGTTCGTCAATGAATGGTGGCGAGCAGAAACTTACATCCCTGATGGTATCGTTAATGCTGCCGACCTCTGGGAAGACGTTAGCAAACCAGAAAAGCCAGCAGATGCACAGTACCCGTGGAAAGGACTGAACAAGCTCTTGTACGGTATCCGTTCGGCAGAACTCATCACAGTCACTGCCGGGTCTGGTCTGGGTAAGAGTCAGTTCCTCCGAGAGATCCTGTACCACCTACTGAAGACCACAAACTTCCGCATAGGTGCGATGTTCTTGGAAGAATCTATACGCAAGACTGCACGGAGTATCATGTCAGTGCACGCTAACAAGATGCTTCACTTACCGGACACACCAGTGACTGACAAGGAACTTCATGATTCTTTCGATGCGACTCTTGGTACTGGCAGGGTTTTTCTTTTTGATCATTTTGGATCAACAGATATTGATAACATCCTTAACCGTATTAGATATATGGCTAAGGCTCTCGACTGCCGCGTTGTTTTCTTGGATCACATATCAATTGTTATTTCTGGGCAGGATTTAGGAGATGAGCGTAAAGCCATTGACAACCTGATGACGAAGCTGAGGACTTTGGTGCAGGAACTAGAGATCACACTGTTCTGTGTATCTCACCTTCGTAGGCCTCAAGGCAATGCAGGACACGAAGATGGTCAATCTGTGTCGTTATCACAATTGCGGGGCTCTGGTGCTATTGCTCAGTTGTCAGACGCTGTTATTACACTGGAGCGTAACAGCATGGCTGAGAATGAATCAGAAAGGCATACGACTAAGGTTGCAGTGGCTAAGAATAGATTCAATGGCTACACTGGACCTGCATGCCACTTGCGTTTCGATACAGAAACTGGTAGAATGTGTGAAGTTGAAGAGGAGACATTGTGAACAGAGAAGACATCATCCGCATGCGCGAACAGGCCGACGATTGGGCCGAGGAGCATCTGCAATGCATGGGCGAGTACCACCCCGACTTCCACACGGTCAGTGATGAACGCTTCGCCGCCCTTGTTGCCGCCGCCGAGCGCGAGGAGTGTGCTTTGGCTGCACTAGAAGCCCCTATCAAAACGAGTCGCCAGGACACGCGGGAGGCCTGCGCTAACGCCATCCGAGCAAGGGGACAAGTATGACTGACCGCGAACTACTTGAAGCCGCTGCAAAGGCGGCGGGGATTGAGGTTTGGTGGAACGGCAGGACTTGTTTCGTGCTCAAAACCAAGGTGGCGACACATGAATGGGACCCCCTCACCGACGACGGTGATGCGCTGCGGCTGGCGGTGAAGTTGAGCCTGCTAATCGCACCTATACCCTATCAGCCGGGAATTAATGCTTATGGCGCGGTTGGGGTGTCGTGGCCCGGACAACGCTTTGATCTTGACTATGAGCGTTTTACCAACGACCCCTACGCCGCCACCCGCCGCGCCATCGTCAGGGCTGCGGCTGAGATTGGGAGGAACATGAAATGACTGACCTGAAGAAAGCCGCCCAGCAGGCGCTGGAGGCGTTGGAAAGCCTGTTCAACTGGCATGTTGATCCTGTGCGCGGGCAGCGTTGCAGTGACGCCATCACCGTTCTCCGCGCCGCGCTGGAGCAGCCGGAGCAGGAGCCGGTGGCGTGGCGCTTCAAAACACTGGTAAACCAAGATTTTGAAACGGACTGGGCTTTAACCAAGTATGAGCCGTCAAATAGCGTCAATGTGGTGGCGATAGAACCCCTCTACACCCACCCACCCCGCCGCGAGTGGCGAGGGCTGACGGAGGAGGAGATTCGCGTACTTGTGCGTCAGACGCTGCGTCTCGTCGAGGCAAACGGCGGCGAAGAAGACGTTGAGTTTTACCGCCTCATCGAGGCTGCGCTGAAGGAAAAAAACCATGACTGACCTGAGAGCAGCAGCGCAGCAAGCGCTGGCGGCGTTGGAGCACAGCGTAAAACTGCGTGACGAAGATTACGACGCAATGGATGCCCTCAAGGCCGCGCTGGAGCAGGATGTTCCCGAAACAGATTGCGGGAACATAGAGCCGGTGGCGTGGATGCACCCAAGCGGAGAAGGCTATGACTCCGCATTCAGGGACCACAGCACAGTTATCGCTTGCACCGGCAACAAATGGGAAGGATGGATTCCCCTCTACACCCACCCACCCCGCCGCGAGTGGCGAGGGCTGACGGATGGAGAGATGGGCCACATCTATGTTCGCTCTGCCACGCCTGAAGAATTCGCCCGAGCCATCGAGGCCGCGCTGAAGGAGAAGAACAGTGATCAGCCTTGAACAGTTGATTGGAAGGGTTTGGGAGCTACAAGGAAAGTATGATGATCTTCAACACAGGTATCAGCTATTGATCCACCAGTATGAGCAGTTGAAAGAAGCATATGAGAATTGTTCTCGACATAGAGACAAACAGCAAGGCGAAGCAGATTCACCTAGTAGTAACTAAAGACATCGACACCGGAAAGGTTCGTTTATGGAGAGCAGCAGACGGTCTAAGGGAATTTCTGGATCAATGTACGTTGATAGTCATGCAGAACGGCATCGGTTTCGATGCTCCTCTATTGAATCGCTTATGGAAGACGAAGATACGATTGAGCCAGTGCTACGATACATTAGTCGCAAGCCGACTGCTAGAGCCGAGCAGGGAAGGCGGACACAGCCTAGAGGCTTGGGGAAAGACACTAGGGAAGAACAAGATTGACTATGCGATCCGGTGGGAAGAACTTGCAGGCCGTAAGCAACTTTATCGTGGGGAGTGTTTTGATGATCCTTTTGATGATCTTCTTGTTGAGTACTGCATTGCTGATGTTGAAGTAACTGAACTGCTCTACAATCATCTTACAACCCAGCTAAAGAAGAAGGAGTTCTCGGACGAAAGCATTGAACTGGAACACCAAGTAGCAGCTATCATAGCACAGCAGGAACGTAATGGATTCAAACTTGACATCCCGTACACGACCAGTCTACTTGCTGACATCAAAGGAAGAATGGCAGAAGTTTATGAGTCAATGCAGCAGCGTTGTTCTGCTTATGAAGTTCCAAGAGTCTCCGAGAAAACTGGCAAGTCTCTTAAACCCAAACTGGTTGAGTTCAATCCAGGATCAAGAAAGCAGATCGGAGAAAAGCTGATAGAACTTGGGTGGAAACCTGAGACTTTCACTGAGACAGGACAGCCCATTGTCGATGAAGGAGTGTTGTCTAAGTTGTCTTTTCCTGAAGCTAAGATGATTGCAGAGTATCTGATGCTCCAGAAGCGTGTAGCACAGATTGAATCATGGATGGAGGCTCTGGGAGAAGACAACAGAGTACACGGTAGGGTGATCACTAACGGCGCCGTTACGGGCCGTATGACGCACCACAGCCCCAACATGGCACAGATTCCGAACTCTGGCAGCATCTACGGGCACGAGTGCCGCGAGTGCTGGACAGTGGAAGACGGTAGTGTGCTTGTAGGCTGTGACGCTAGTGGTCTTGAGCTTCGGATGCTTGCTCATTACATGAAGGATGAAGACTATGTTAAAGCGGTCGTCTCAGGGTCTTCTAAGGACGGCACAGACATCCACACCAAGAACCAGAAAGCAGCCGGCTTACAAACGAGAGACCAAGCGAAGACGTTCATCTACGCTTTCTTGTACGGTGCCGGCCCAGCAAAGATTGGTTCTATTGTGGGTGGTGGGGCAAAAGAAGGACAGAAACTTATTGATGCCTTTCTTAAAGCGACTCCCGCTC